CACCACATCAGCCGGTAGTCGTGGCGGCATGATAGTGATTCCAGTGTCAAACACCACTGGCCTATCCGCCGCTTCGTCGGTGTTGCGCTGCTTATACATCCACATCACTAAGCGAACGCAAGCGTGTTGGATTTCAGCCGGTACAGTAGTGGAATATCCCCACTTTCCATCAACGCTAATCGCATTTTGCGAGTCGGTCGTGTATGTCCAATCATCAGATGAGGAGTCGAGGAGACGAATCGCATAGAACGGCGTGTCGTTCCTCGGCTCCGTCACATATTCAGTTGTTGCTACGGTGACTCCATTGCCATTTACGATGGCGGTTATTTCCGCGAGATCCCGGTCCAGATACAGATATTGCCCGTCAACATCTTCAATTGCATCATAGTATCGAACGTCCGAAGACATCTCGAATACACGATCCGTGTAGAGTTCTATGATGCCAGTTGCCCTTGTGATCAGATTGCTAATCAAATCACAGTCGGTCGTGTCTGTGGCTGGGAAGCCGGAATATTCTCGTACATCACTTGTGGCAATGTAAGCCATTGTTATCTCCTATCAGCCTTTGGCGCTGACCACTGTATTTTCTTGGCTGACTGGGCTGTGATGAGTGCCGCCATACGGAATGGCGATTACTGTAGCTTCACCCTTGCTTGTGTCATCCCCTGCCGGGAATGAAACGTACAACTTCCCCGCCGCGTCAGACAGACCGTGAGCAAGAATATTGAAGTCCAGCAAGTAAACCTCGTTATCGCCGTCACTATCAACAGCCGCAAACACCGCATCAGTGCAGCTCATGGTCGCGTTAGAAGTAACCGCGTCACTTGCAGTTCCAGTGCTGGCGTATTGGATTTGTGGCGTCAAAGTTGCCCCTGTCACCAAGTCCCCAACACCCAGGATGAACAGGACATTGGAGTAACCCAGGATGGGCACCCCGTTGTCGTTGTCACTGGCCGCAAGGCCATCAGAGGTAGAGGCATCAGCCGCAATTAGGGTGATGACTTGACCAACATAGTCGTGAAGTTCTACGTGAGTAGCCATATCATCATCCCCTTAGCTTGCAGCCATCTGGCCAAGTTTCCAAGCCTCTTCCATCAGCACAACGCCGCCAAAGCGGACATCCCAGAAGAACCCGACTTGCCCGTTAGCCATATAGAGATACGGATTCCGGCGCATTCGCAAACCTTGGCGCTCTACCAGTAAGTAATAGGCAGGATCGCCAAAGGCAATCGAGTTAGTCCCAGCCGCCATAGTAGCAATGTTGTCATCGTTGAACATCGGTCGGCCATAGAACGTTGCAATTGCCACTGAACCATCCTTGGTGATAGTTCTTACACCAGGGTCGAAGGTCCAGGCATTAGCGTCGCGCATCGCCCGCAGCTTGTACTCGGTTTGTGGGTCGCAGAGCCAAATTGCGTTCTTGCGATAACCATGTTTCAGCGAATACATCAGTTCGGGGATTTCGGCTGCCAGCATGTCGCCTGTGCAGGTGAAGGTCACGGCATCGGTGTCGCCACCGACGAACACGCCTTCGGGCTGTGAAGATCCCGTGCCGGTTGCGCAGTAGTGCGATTCAGTCAGACCCCAAGCATCACCCACGCGCTGAGAAATGAAACCCTCCAAATTGCAAGCGTCATCATCTAGCAACTCGTCTGATAGCTTTGTGAGCTTAGTGAACTTATAGATCGTGATTGATTCCTGCCCAAAGGCCGGATCATTGGTCGTATAGGCCGCCTCTTCAGCCGTCACGCTGAATTCAGCAAAGGCAGTCGCCTCGACCGGAACTTTGACTACATCACGACTGGTTCCTAGTACCTGCACACCAGCTTCCCGTGGCCATGACTGCTCATCTCGTTTCTGAACGATCTGATTTCTCACATCATCGGGAACGAGATACCCGCCCTCAGCAGCATCGCCTTCCTGAAGAGCCTTGGCCGATGGCCCCCAACTTTCGTTGGATTCCAGAGCCTTCATCTCTTCAACGACTTCGCCGGTCCGCATCCAGTACATAAATGCCTTGGATGCAGTGTGATCGCCCTCTAGCGGATTACTGAGTTTGCTAACCGAAAGTTGTCCCTTTCGATTGCGCCAGGCCTCAGTATTGGCTTCGTGTTCGGCTAATACCTCTTCCCGGATTTCGTCGCGGATTTTCTTGTCTGCGGCTTCGACTTCGTCCGCTACCGCTTTCCTTTCAGCGTCGCGTTTATCGAAAGCCTCTAGAGCCTTCGACACTATTTCTTCGTAATTGATTTCATCCATGATGTTCCCTACTTTTGATTATGATTGCTATGGTAGCAATCTTGGCTATGTCTTCCGCTAACTGAGAAGACTCAGCTTGTGTATCGACACTTTCATCTTCCGCCGCGTCTGTCTCTACCTTATCGGCCTTTACAAACGCCTGTGGCATCTCAATGTCAGCATCGTTAAACAACTTAGCTAGTGCATCAACACCTAATAGTCTTGGTTCGGCTGGCTGTAACGTCAATGTCATTTCGGCAATTGGCCAACTCTTTATCTTTCCTTCGAGTGTTTCTACCAAATGCGATACCGCACCGCTCGACCAGCCAAGAACACCCCGCCTGGCCAGTTCCAAAACCGCCTCAATATAGGCATTGTGTCTATCAAGTTCGGCCTCAATGTCCAGCCCAATGTCGTCTGGCATCAGTTTGAGCGTGTGACCTAATATGCTCTTTTTTGCAGCCTCGTGAAATCCATGCTCAAAAAGAACTGGTTTGTCTCCGGGCATTTTGTCCAGCCAGAAGTCTGTCTCTTTGGTGAAGTATTCGCTCTCAAGATCACGGTCCTCTTCGGACCCCCAAATACAGGCATAGCCGCCGATAATAACCTTGTCGTCATCAATGCTTTTGATGTGTACTAACCTTTTGTCCATGTTCTTATCCTCTTTTGCCGTTCTCCAGATCGAATAGCAAACGGCCACTGCTTGCGCCTGGTTGTCGGCTGTTCCGTCGTCCATCACAACCGGAATACACCGCGATATAAATTCCTTCTGAGTCTCGTCTTTGTTAGGACTAGGCATTTCTATTTCTCCAACAACCTATTTATCTGCTGCTGTATCTTCCGTTCTAGCGTTCCCTTTTCCGCCCCAGCAATGTCAATGGCTTTCTTCCAGCCAACTAGCATAAGCAATCTGGCCTGCCCCTCGCCCATCACATAATCGCCATAGGGCATCGGATTGCCCACCACTGCACCTGCGCCTTTTTCTTTGACATACCATTTATTACCAAACTCTCTGGTCCTACGGTGCGGCACCTGCAACGAACCATCTCTAAGCGATGCAAAGAACCACCGTCGCTGTCTGTCAGTGCTGAATGGCTGGCCGTAAGCCTGCGTTCTAGTGACTGACTTACGGGCTGGGTATCTGGCAAACTTAGACTTTAGATGTTCGCCGGCGCCCATCATCAGGCCTCTGGTAAACTTCCGTCCTTGCACCGCGCCTAGCTTCTTTCTTATCTCTGGTAGACCTCGCAACTGAATGGTTAGATTACTCATGGAAACTCGTAAGTTACTCCACACCTACAACGAGGGTGCGCTGGTGGCCCATCTTCCCACCCATACTCATAATCACCCTGCGGTCCCGGATAGCGGGCTGTAAGATTTAGAGGGGCACATATCTCACACACCAATTCATCATTCGACGTATTCCAGATTTCCACCATCTCGATACCGGTGTCCATCATTATCTTGCGGGCAGCGATTGCCCCGCCTTCGTAATATGCCCTTGTGGTTTCCGTCACCGCTATCATCTCGGCCCTGATCGGGCCAAACGTCGGCGCTATCATGTCAGTAAAGTCTTGCAGTGTGAGCCCTGGTGTAGCTATGTATTCCGCCAATGCCTTTTCAACCACCGCCCTGCTTGTAGAATTGAGCCCTTGTACCAAGTCATAGCTGTATGTCGTCGCCCATTCCAGAGCTTCCAGGTTTATAAATCCCGTATCAACGCCTATGCCGATTCCCAGCGCCATCGCCCCCGCCGCTTCTTCAGCCGCGCTTTGCAATTGGGGCATCAGTGGAAGTTGTAAATGTTCGTTTTCGGTCAGCCAGAAACCGTGGCCCATCTCAATCACTACTGGAGTAATCTCGGCTGTAACTCTTTTCTTCTGCTCTCCTAGCAGTCTGGCCATCAGCCGAGCCAGCAAGCCCTCTCGTGTGGGACGGATTTCGTTGAATGGATCAGGCATTACATCAACACCAGGATCTCATCGTCTTCTTCCCACAAACGCCTAATCATCGCTTCATAAGTAGGCTCACGCCGAGCTCGACCAGTTGGCGCAACAACCTCCTCAAACTCAGGCCAATACTCATCAGGCCAATATCTATCCGGCCAGTAGGTATCGGGCCAGTAGCCCGGTTGCATTATCATTAGCTA